CGGCCTTGTACCAAGGCAAGCCCACCCCGGAAGACGGCGACTACTTCAAGCGCGAGTGGATCAAGACCTACACGCCCGACCAGCTGCCTAAGAATCTACGCATTTACGCCGCCTCTGACCACGCCGTCTCTATTGCGCAAGACGCTGACAAGACGTGTCTTATGGTAGTTGGAGTTGACGAAGAAGACAACATATGGGTGCTTCCTGATGTTTGGTGGCGCAAGGCTCAAACCGACGTCGTTTGCGACGGGATGCTAGACCTGATGAAGCGCCACCGGCCAATGCTATGGTGGGCAGAAAAGGGCCATATCTCCAAGGCAATCGGACCATTCCTGCGTAAGCGCATGCAAGAAGAGTCGATCTATTGTGCCATTGACGAAGTCAATCCGGCCAAAGACAAGCAGACCCGAGCTCAGGCTATTCGTGGGCGTATGGCCATGGGAAAGGTCTACTTCCCCAAGTTTGCCCATTGGTGGCAGGACGCCCTGAACGAAATCCTGAAGTTCCCGTCTGCTCGTCACGATGACTTTGTCGACACCCTGGCGCACGTTGGCATGGGCCTGTCTCTTCAGGTTTCCGCCAACAAGGCCATGGAAAAGGAAGACTCAGGCCCCCGAACCGGCAGCATAGCCTGGGTTAAGTATTCCTCCAAAATGAAAGAATGGAGAGAAAACAGATTGAAATCTTTTTGGACCTGAGAACTATCTTAAAAATGAATTACGAGAACGAGCCGATCGAAGGCGAAGAAGTAGAGAAGGTTGAGACCCCACTTGAAGGCGAAAAGCCAACAAGCGGTATCATCCGCGAAATCTCCGCCGAGCAAACCGTGTCCAGGCGTGCGCTTGTACGCGAATGGCAGGATCGCGTTATGCGTGGCAAGAAGCACTGGGAGGCTCCGCACAAGCGCATGCGCGAGGACATGGACTTCCTCATGGGAAAGCAGTGGCCTTGGCACTCCGAGACGGACGACCGTTATGTTTGCAATCTTGTCCAACGCCATGTTCAGCAGCGCGTTGCGTCTCTTTACGCCAAGAACCCCAAGGCCGTGGCCAAGCGCCGCGACACCTTAGACTTTACTATTTGGGAAGGTGACGCCAGTCAGCTTCAGTCGGCTCAGATGGCAAACGACATTGCCATGCAGAACACCGGCATGCCTGATCCTAATTCGTTAGCGCTAATGCAAGACGTTCAGCAGGGCTTTGAGCGCCGGCGAATCATGGACAAGATTGCCAAGACAATGGAAATTGTCTTTCACAACATCATTGAGACTCAGAACATTAAGGATCAGATGAAGCAGCTTGTGCGCCGAACCTGCGTTACAGGCGTAGGCTTTGCCAAGGTTGGCTTTCACCGCGTGATGGGCAAGCGACCGGAAGACGTTGAAAAGATCACCGACATTACCGAACAGATGCGTAAGCTTGAGCGCCTGATGGCGGACAAGCAAGACAACATCTTTGACGAAAACAGCATTAAGTATGAAGAATACAAAATCATGTTTGAAGAGTATAGCGTTAAGAATGATGCTATCGTTGAGGAAGGCCTAGTGTTCGATTTCCCGCCATCTTCCAATATCATCATTGACCCGCGCTGCCGTCAGCTCAAAGGCTTCATTGGCGCCGAATGGGTATGCCAAGAGTTCATCCTTTCTATGGACGAGGTAAAGGAGATCTACTCCGTTGACCTCGGTACTAACTACACGCGCCAGGTTGACGACTCTAAGCGCAACATCGACCAGGACAAGTCCGATTGTGACCTTGTTCGCGTTTGGGAAATCTACTCCAAGAAAGACGGAATGAAGTATGTCGTGGCTGACGGCTACAACGAATTCCTGCAAGAGCCTGCTCCGCCTGAGATTAAGCTCCGCCGGTTCTGGCCGTTCTTTGTCTTGGCGTTCAATGAAGTTGAGAACGACAAGGAGATCTACCCCCCGTCTGACGTTCGGCTGCTGATGCCGATCCAGAAGGAATACAACCTTGCGCGCCAGCGCTTGCGCGAACACCGCAACGCAAATCGTCCTCTTTACGTCACCCCGGTGGGCGCACTGTCAGAAGGAGACGTCAGGAAGCTGATGGATCGCGCACCCAACGAGGTCATCCAGCTTAACTCCCTGCAACCTGGACAAAAGGTCAGCGACGTCCTGCAGCCCGTGCAGCCCATTGGCATCGACCCTTCTCTTTACGACACCTCTATGCTTATGGAGGACTTGATGCGCGTGGTCGGTTCTCAGGAGGCCAACATTGGCGGCACCTCCAACAGCACGGCGACCGAGGTATCGGTATCCGAAGCCAGCCGCCAGACCGCCTTGGGCTCTAATGTCGACGACCTTGACGGATTCCTGAGCGAGCTGTGTCGCGCCTGCGGCCAGCTTCTGCTAATCATGATGGATCCAGAAACCGCCAAGCGAATGGCCGGCCCAGGAGCTATGTGGCCCACCATGTCTTCAATGGAAGTGTCTGAAGAACTGCTACTTACGATCGAAGCCGGAAGCTCTGGTCGCCCGAACAAGGCGTCCGACATTGCCAACTTTGAGCGCCTTGCTCCGACCCTTATCCAAATTCCGGGCATTGATCCGACTTGGCTGGCCAAGGAAGCTATCCGCCGCATGGATGACAGCCTAGACCTTACGGAAGCCGTGCGCGCCACGCTGCCGTCCATTGTGGCCATGAACTCTCAGAAGAACCTTGGCCCAGGCGCTGATCCTAATGCTGCCGCCGCGATGCAGCCGGGTATGCCCACGGGCAACGCAGGTGGCATGGCCAGCGAGGTTTCGGCGCCAAACATGGCAGGCGGTATGCCACAAACCGTTCCTAACGCCATTTAGTTGACTTTCCCCCAATACCAGCAAACATGAATACCGTGAATGAGACGCTAAATCAACCTGAGTCTGCTCCGTCGGCAGATTCTTCACCCACGACCGAAGTCGCTTCGCAGCAACTTCTTGAGGCAAACTCTGCGCCAGAGGTGGCGCAGACGCCGGAGCCAAACCATGACGCTAAAGATAGTGCCGTAGAGTCGTCGACTACGGACGACAAGGACGCTAATAAGAAGGCCACCCTACTCGATGTTGTGAAAGCAGCGTATGAGAAGGGCAAGCCTGACTCGGATTCGTCCAACGAGGGGGACCACAGCAAACCCGCTGAACACAGTAATTCCGATGCGAAGCTAGTCCAGGACGATAGCCAGCAGAAGGATAACAGTGATCGGCCGGCCGAAAAGCTGCCGTTCCACAACCACCCACGATGGAAGGAAATGATCACCGAACGCGAAGCGCTGAAACCCAGGGCTGAGCAGTACGACAAGATCACTAACTTCATGAATACCAACGGCCTCACCCCTGAGGAGATGGCCGAAGGTATGCACGTCATGGCGTTAATGAAGCAAAACCCAGTTGATGCCTACAAGCAGCTTCAGGGTTATATCGAAAAACTTGGTCCGCTTACCGGAGACGTTCTGTCCCCGGATATCAGGGCTAAGGTCGATGACGGCTTCGTTGATGAAGAAACTGCCAAAGAACTATCTATGCTTAAAGCACAGCGTGATCTTATGGAGTCTCGCCAGCAACAGGTGTTTGAACAGCAACAGCAGCAAGAAGTTGCCTCTAGGCAGCGCGGCATCCACGATGCCGTTCTGAATTGGGAACAACTCGAAAAGGCCAAGGATCCTGATTGGTCCGCGAAATACGAAATGGTGATGGAACGTGTCAATACGCTCCTTGTTGGCAATCGACCTCAAACTCCCGATCAGGCGATCGAGATCGCACGACGCGCTCTCTCTGACGTGAACACGAGGCTTCGACCGCTGGCAGGGCGTGGAACCACAATTAAGTCTCCCACCAGTTCCTTGTCGTCCAACCAAGCCCGTTCGGCCCCCCGTTCTCTGGACGAGGTAATCCGCATGGGCCTTCAGTCTAACCACTAAAACTATATACTACCATGGCCAACTCATTCTCTATTCTTGAGAACACCATCGCTTCCGCCCTTGATTACCATATCAAGAGCGACGCGTTCGCTCAGTCCATCCAGGAGAAGCCTCTGCTCAACCTTTTCACGAAGAAGCAGAAGACCTTTCCCGGCGGCAAAGGCGACATCAGCATGCCGGTTGTGTTTGATTACACGACCACGATCCAGGGCTACGAAGGCGACGAAACCGTCAACTACGTCAACCCGCAGAACACCAAGCGCGTCTCGTACCCTTGGAAGGAAATTCACTCCGGTATCACCGTCACCCTGACGGAACTGAAGGTCGACGGCATCTCCGTCACCGACAGCATGACCGGCGAGAACACCTCCAAGCACTCGGGTCGCGACGCGACCGTCCTCACGAACATCCTCAAGGCCAAACTTGACGATATGACTGAAGGCTGGTCCCGTGGCTTTAACCAGATGTTCTGGGGCGACGGCTCGGACGCTAAGAAGATTGCTGGTATTCAGGCCTTTATCAAGCCTGCTGCCACCAACGATCTCGGCACCACCGGCGGTATCGCGCGCAACACGGTCTTCCAGGGCGGCAAGAAGCTCTGGCAGAACCGCACCGGAACGTTCACCTACGCTGCCGGCCAGACCAACATCATCGAAGGTCTGCGCAAGGAAGTGCGCCAGCTGAAGCGTTACGGCGGTAAGCCCACGGTTATTCTCTGCGGTTCTGGCTTCCTTGAGAAGCTCGAAGCTGAGATCACCTCCAAGGGTATCTTCACCCAGACCGGCTTCTCGAAGGGCACCGATATCTCTATCGGAGTCCCCTCGCTGATCGGCCTTGGTGAGTTCGTGTACGACCCGACCCTGGACGACCTGCTCCCCCCTGGTTCGCTCACCGGTTCGCAGACCAACTACGCTTACATCCTCGATATGGAGTCCCTGTGCCTCTATACCATGGAAGGCGAAGACAAGAAGGTCCACAACCCTGCTCGCCCCGAAAACAAGTATGTCATCTACAAGGGCATGACTTACACGGGTGGCATGGCCTGCAAGCGCCTCAACAGCTCCGGTCTCTATATCGCTGCCTAAGCGATATTGGCCGGTTTCAAACAAAGGGCCGGATTTTCCGGCCCTTTTTGTTTGCATTTTAGATCAGCCCGGGGACACTGTGCTAACCATGGAATACGCTAATATCGAACTTCGTCTGGGCAATAGCATGCTCAATACGATCTCTAAAACCGTCACTGCGCCCGAGGCCCGAATCCTTGAGCACCTCAACGGAGAAGGTTCTGTCATCATCAACGTCATCATCGGCACCTCCGAAAACACTGACCGTGTTGAGCGCGAGCGCATCACTATCCTGTACGGCAAGGAAGGCCTGGAGCGCTGCTACCCTGGCGCCGCCCCGCTTCACAAGACCTTTGTTGACGCCGGCTTTGACGGTCGCGTCCCTGAGGTCGCCAAGAAGTCCAAGACCCTAAACTAACATGGCACGCGGAACGTCTCTACTCGAATTGAGGGCAATGCTCCGAAGCGAGATCGGGGCGTCTCCCAACGTGGCCATGGGGGTCAACACCATCAATCAAATGGATCAGACCCTTAGGCGCACACAGGAGCGCCTATGGTCTGACTTTGACTGGGACTTTGGTTACATTGAGCGCGACGAGCAGCTTTTTAACAACCAAAAGTATTACACTTTTGATCCCGAAATTGATTACGATCGAATCGTGACCACCCACGTCAGTTTCTCTGAAATCTGGCATCCGGTGGACTACGGCATCGGCCCTAACGAATACAATCAATTTGACTCTGCGCGCGGGCAGCGGACGGAGCCCGTGCTTCGTTGGCGCCACTACGAGGGCAATCAATTTGAGGTCTGGCCTGTGCCAACCACCAATAATCAAAAGCTTCGCTTTAAGGCGGTCAAAAAGCTAGGTCCTCTAATTGCAGACAATGACGTCGCAACCCTGGACGACAATTTGATCGTCCTTTATGCTGCTGCCGAGTTCCTGACCAGGGCCAAGGCGGAAGACGCGCAGGCTAAGCTGGCCAGCGCTGTTGCCCATTACAACCGCCTAAAGGGCATGGGCATGAAGCGCGACCGGTTCATCTACGGCGGCGGAATTGATCGCAACGAGAGACTTCGCATTGTTGGAGGCCGTTTCGTAAGAGACGACAGGATCTAATGCCATACACCATTGTAGACAACTTTGGCGCCGGATTAGACAGCCGAAGACATGTCCTCAACTCTAAGCCAGGCACACTGGCTAAGATTGACAATGCCCACATTACGCGCGGCGGAGAAATTGAAAAGCGAAAGGCGTTTGTTCGGCTACATCCAGTTGATGTAGGCTATGGAAGCGTTTACGGACTAGAGTCAACGGCAACAGGTATTTACGTTTTTACACCTTGGCCTAACATGGTAATACCGTCACTCCCTGACGATTTTCATGTAATGGCCTTGTTGCCGCCGGCGCTAAATTCACAACCAATAAGCTTTGGTCAAGACGGGTCCGATCTAGATGAGAATATTGAAAATTATGACTCACCGGTAATGTCGACCGTCTTTGGTGGCAAAATTTTTGCCATCATGAAACATCAAGGCCAAGGCGGTCATTATTGCATGGCGTACTACGACGGCGTTGTGCTTAAAGATTGGTACGAAGGCGTGGCTCCAACGGTAAACTTTGGAAGTTTTGCAATGTGTTTAGAGATGGTTTCATATTTTTCCGCAACCCTTACCCCTGGGTATAGCGCAGAAGCGGGATACATGAGCGACATGTTTAACGGCTCTATGCAGCCGCCTACGCCAAGCAATCCGGCGTTCATGCAAGATGTTGACGGTTTTGCGCCTGGAGACATTGCAGGTGGTACTCGAAGCTTTGTTATCACCGGAAAGCCCGGAATTGAT